CATAATCAGTTTCTTGATTCCAATACTTAATACTATTTTGTTTGAAATCATATATTTTTTGTTGTTGTCTGGCACGTGCTTGTTCTCTTGCACCAGCATTAGGATCTGCACACACGGCAAAACTCGATAAAGGACAATTGGTTAGGTCCATGCTTAAGTTCCCTTAAGAATTTGAAACCTAGAAATTTGAGTAGTTTTAAATGAACAGTATTACGTTTGTCAACGATGTTCCATAGCAAAGGTTCTGTTCTACTCTCAACATACCTTTTAGCTTCTCTAGCGAATGTAAGTGGATACTCATGGATTGCAGGTGTACACATCATCCATATTGCACCGTTAGTATCTACGCCAGCCATTCCAGCAGTCTTGCCGTTAGGCACCACGAAATACACACAGGAGGGATCACAAGCTAGTTCTTTGAAGTATTCAATAGGATCTAGCCCGTGGCCCTCTTCAAGCTCTCTGCGGTCTTCTGGACGTAAATTAGAGGCTACCTCCATAGCAGCCTCCATTGTTGATGGGTGAATGTATTTAGACACGTCTATAAAATCTTTGGGTGTAATCCCCTTCCCAGCTCATTGAATGTAATGTAGCAGGTGATGGGTTAGTTGATTTAAGTGTTATATCTACGTTTGTATTTCTTTCATATACTGGGATAGTCTTAATTTTTTCTGATAAATATGGAGCATCTCCTGCTTCATAAGCATCTAATGAATTAGATTCGTAGATTTCAGTATATGGATCTTTACCTACTTTACTTGTTAATGTAGTTTCATAAGAACCTACCTTACCAAAGTTTAGTTTGATTCTATGTACAACTAAAGAGCTATTAGCATCACTAGTAAATATATTATTATCAGATGAAGATACATATAATGTAGGGAAATCTACTTCGTAATCATATAAGAATCCTATATCTACTGTAGCACTAGACCAATCTCCTACTACTTCAAGAGCGTTACCATCTCTAGTACCCTTACCATATCTACCATCAGCATCTATAATAGCTACATCATTAGTACTTGATGATACATCAGCTAACCATGTAGTATTAAATGTAGTTATATTAGTACCAGTATTAAATATACCACCAGTTACATTAGCTACATAGTTATCTAAATGTACTAGATAGTTAACTCCATCTTCAGTAATACTCTCATCAGTATTCTGTATTAGATTTATCTGTTGTAAGAAATCATCACTATCTAAGAAATAATATACATCATCTATAATGAAGTGGTATATTAAATTCTGATTTAACTTCCATTTAAACCAAGATGTCTGAGGTCTCTGTTCTCCAGTAAATAGATATTTAAAACCATATATAGTACTAGCTGTAGTTCCACTTGTACTACCAAATAATACAATCTGATTCTCTCTTGAATTAGTTATTATATCTATATTTTTTGGTAATAAACTTGGTACTAATTTACTTGTCTCTACTATAACAGGATCTCTTTCTCGTTCAATGACACTCATTTCATTGAATCGACTATATTTACCAGAGTTATCAATATAACCTACTGACATCCCTAAAGATACAGGAGGTATGACTGTGTTGTAGTTAAAACCAGATATACTTTTTAACTTAGCTGTATCAGGATTCAATACAGTATCATCAGAAGCTAACAAGAATTGCTGGTTACTACTAAATACTATGAGACCAACAGTAACTTCTATACCATCAAATAAATCTGATGGAAACATAGAGCTACTAGATATATCAATAGGATCAATAGCACTAACTGTTAAAGCTGTTTCAGCCCAAAAGTTAGGAGCATTAAACTCACCAGGTCTTGATAATATAACATTCTCACCAGATAAGAAAGCTAATCTATTACGGAAGAATAGTACTTTATTAATCTTTCTATCTTCTGAATATGTAGCTATACCTGGACTACTGTATGTAGGATCACCCACAAAAGAAGGTGCTTGGTTAGTAGCATCATCTCCTACTCCTCTATCAGCCCATGTAGCAGCTTTAAGTAAGAAGTCTCCATCTGCTTGACGTTGTAGTATATGAGGCATAGTAGAAGCATTGAAGCTCTTTATAATACCAGGTGCAGCACATTCTACCCAAGATCCAGAGCCTGAAGAACCCTCTTCTCCAGAGAATTTAAGATAGTAATCATCCTCTTCAGCCATTCTAGCATTAGTTACTTTAACTATATAACCCTGCTTACACTGATTAGGTAGATTAGTAACATCATTTATTTCAGATTGCATGACTCTCATTAAGTCAGGATCTGTTCCTTCTACAATAAAAGGATTAGCACATGATAGATAGATGCCATTACCTATAATCTGTGTATTTAAAGCAGATCCATCTACAGTTAATCCTGATAGTTCTGCATTTATACCGCCTAATATAGTATCAATTGTTACTGCTGTTTCAGCATCAAAGGGTGTTGGTGCAGGTCTAACTGCTTTAACATCAGCTTTAATTGTTGTTGTCTCATGATCTAATACTTTCGCTACAAACTGGTAAGAAGTCTGAGCTTGATCTAAAGCGACTGTAGTTGTATCATTAGTTTCCCAACCTTCTCCGCCATGAAGTAAATCTATTTCATTATTATAAGTACATTTAAAATTATCAGTAGTAGCATTTTGCTGTGCTACTTGTCCTAATACAGTTATACGGAATATCAGATTTTTTTTACTTCCGCTATCTTGACTGAATACTTGTGTACCGATGCCTGGACAATGACCAGTATTAGTAGATGTATCTTGTGTTGTACTGTGTATCTTTAATCTTGTAGCTCTACTTAAAGATACATTTGTAGCAGCATCAGGAGTAGAGATATTTAAACCATACTGTCTACCATTCTCTGTTCTTAGTATTTCTATATAAGCAGAATACGCATCAGGTTTAGCAGTTGTTGTACCAGTAGTTGTTACTACTTTAGTTCTATTAGTTAAGTAAGTAGTATCATTTATAGTTAATGCTTGTAAGTCTTCTGTAGCTGTAGGACTACTAGGAGTTAAGTAAGATGTTATAGCTGTATGATCTGAATTACCTGAATCATACGGAGCATTATCTGTATGATACCAGACATTCTTTTCTGTACCATCATTACAACTCCATACCCTAACCTTACCATCACTAGCTATCTGTCCTATATAACTACCTTCAGTCTCATCTCTATAGTAATGAAACCAAGACCCATTAGATTGTACATTAGTTAGTTTATTAGTTCCTATTCTTTTACTACCAGGTCTTTTATATAATCCCCATGTTATATCAGGTATAGCATTTACTACATCTTTTACTTGACCTGGCCTCTTTAACTGATCAGCCTGTTCTGATATACCACCATAATAACTAGGGATTTGTTGAGATACTCCAGCCATTATCTTCTAAGATTCCTCCATGGTTGATAAGTAGTTATAGCACTGTCATCTGGGAATCCAAACATACTATGATTACCTTGGTTACATTCATATTCCATACAAGCAGCTCTAGCCATTGACTCTTGTGTACCTAGTAGTTGTACTAGTTGAGGGTTAGCTACAAGCTGTGTAGCAGCCATCCTAGATGCTCTATAAGTTATGTATCGTCTAAATACTGAAGGTAGTTTAGTGAATTCATATAGATAAATAACATCTAAATCTACTTCTTCAAGTGCTGACTTAACAAATTGCCAAGTAACACTACCATCAGTAGCTGTACCTGAAGCATGTGTTGGACCTCCAGAAGCAGCTGAAGTACCTGCTACAGTACACTGATATTCATTACCACTATTTATAACTAATGTACCTTTAGTGTAAGCTGTAGTACCAGCCCAGAAGGTACCATCTATCCATATATTAGTATGATCTAATTTATCATATAAAAATCCATCTCTTATTACTGCATCATATTCTCTCGATTTCCATCCATCTGATACATCTACTTTTAATATAGTATCAGTGATAGGTATCTTACCATCATTATTAGTTGTGAAGGTTACATGGTATTCTGTATTGAAGTGCCAGCCTTCGTTCTGTACATCAATATTAGAATCTCTAAGTAAGTTATAGATAAATGCAACCTCTGGATTCTCAAAGGTTAGAGTGGAAATAGGAGACTGTCCTATGCTCCCTAGTATTGAGTTTACTGCGGAGAGTTCTGTCTCGTTATCAATTGTAGTCGGCATAGTTTAAATTACATATAAAAAAAGAAGGGGACCGAAGTCCCCAATTGTGTTAAACATCAGTGATGTTACATTCAACACCTACATAAGGCAGACGAAGATTCTTCGTTACTGACTTAACTGCAGAGTCACCTGCGGCACCACTTGTTTTTGATACAGAGATCCGACTAGCATCTGTTGTGCAGACACCAGCGTTCCCTTTTGCTACGGATGCGGCCATAATATTAAATTATTAAATTAACAGTTTGTTAATCCTTTATTTGAAAGATCGCCACTTAATATTTGACGACCATATTCAAGAGGACTAGGAGGATTCTTTGTTGTAGATCCAACAACACCTATTCCACTGTTTATTGCAACAGTGAATACTTTACATGCACCTGGAACGGTAGACATAATTACCTCCTATTAATCGCCAGAAGCAGCAGCAACTAGTTCGATTGCAGCAGCAGGGTTAAGTGAATCGCAGCCCATTGCTAAACGTCCAACAATAACATCTCCTTGGTAAAGGACTGAAACATCACCTGAAGTTACTTGAACTTGAGGACCAATTGCTTCAACAACACCAGCAGCATCTTTATAATAGATTAGACCAGCGTGGTTTGTGAATGCTCCAGAGTAGTCATTGTTCTCACCAGCTACACCATTAACAGTACCAGCCTTGAAAGGTAGGTTGTTAGAGCGTCTGATTTGGATACCAGCTATTTCATATAGACCTTCACCAGATGTTAGATTACCTGAAGAATTACCATAGTCTCTGTTAAGGATATTTGTAGATACCTGAGAAACAAGAGCGTAGTATTGTCTTGGAGATAGCACAGCTGTTCTACCAGCTTTAGGCATGTTCTTCTCATCAAGGATAGAAGCTGCTTCAAAGAAAGCATCAACTAGTGCTTGTGCATCATACTCTTTACCAGATCCTAGATAGATACGAGATCCACCAGGCTCAGGACCAGGAGATGCAGTAATTGGATGAGAGTCACGTGCTGCTAGTGCAATAGCTCTGAAGATTTTCTTATCATATGCTTCAGCTAGAGCATGACCAATCTTCTTACTGATCTCACCACGAAGTGAGTAATGAGCAAGAGTCTCGTCTAGGTCATAGATGAATGCATTACTGATAAGTAGGTCATCACATTGGATGGTCTTCTCAGCTACTGGAGGATCACCTGATCCAAGGATAGGTGTACCTGGGGTATGATATGCAGCTTGCATACGCCCTGTGAATATGAACTGTAATGATTTACCGTTCTTTAGAGTACGTCTTTGTACTGTATCTCTAGCAATTGTTGCTGACTCATAAGCTTTGAAAAGCTCACCTGAGAACAGCTTAAGGTAGGTTCCATACTTACTATCATAAGCCTGTGAACCAGAGGTATCAGATACCAGCTTATTGACTGTACCTAATACTGACTGTGTGGCATTAGCCATTATCTTAAATTAATGTATTAGTTTACTTTCTTACGCACGTAAATTTTTTTGATCATTTTGTTGTGGTCTATCCCACCGTCTAGACGGCTTGAGGGTATCCTCCGTAGAGGGCCAGAAGCCAAAGGAAAAGGAG